ACTGGGAGCCACATAGAGTGAGTTACACCCTGTACTGTTACAGATACGTTGACTTCTACTGTGTCATTCCGCAAGCAGTTGCCAATATCATACTCATAGGTTGAGTCAGGGTAGTGCTCCATCAGGGTTTGCCATGCCCATGCCCATGATAGGTAGGTTAGCTTTCCTTTCTGTTCTACTTTAGCTGAACAGTCGATTGCGGACAGTGTTGCCCATACGGATTTTTTATTAGTCATTAGTGTGTTACTCCTACTTGCTTGTTAAGTTCGGCTTCCGCCTCGTCTGCTTTTTTATTAAATATTTCTGCTGCAACTTCTCCGCCCAGCAGATGCCCGATAGCTAAGATAGCACCTACACTCATATGCTTGTAAGCAAGCCAGTCATCGTCATCCATGTTAGGATCAGCCGCGTAAACTTCATCGCCCATTTTATCTAACTCGTTGACCAGCTTAAGTAATTCCACTCTAACCTCTTCTTTAGAGTAAAAGCTGGGTATGTCTTCTACCTTTGGTAAGTTGTGAAACATTAGTTAAATTCTCCTGCTGATTGCATTTGCTCAAAGACATAGCGGCTGCCATATCCAATGTCATAGGCGTGTGACTGCCCTTCTTTGTGTGGAAGACCCTGACGGCAATCATTGTCACCGCGATCAAGGTCTGTTAGGTACTGCTCTTGCTCTATAGTAAGAACAAATTCAGATCGAGTTAGGTATCGCTCAGTGCTTATCATCTTATTCTCCTGCCAAGTAGTATTCACAAACGCTACACTCTTCACCGAAGCGATTCTGTACGTCGATTCTTCTGGAAAGTATTGGGTAGCCTTGCTGCTTTAGCTCAAAGATTCTTGTCGCCAGTTGGGTGATGCCCAGCTTATCATATGCTTCAAGTGAGGTGACTGTATTGCCACCCTCGAAGTGTTCGCGGATTCTCTCACGTTGTCCCATGTTATTCTCCTACCGTAAAGCCGTGCATGGCATACATCTTATCACGTTGCTCGCTGCTCTTGCAGTATAGATCAATCTGAGCTTTAAGAAAGTAATCAACCTGCTTCTTATGTTCAGCGGCCTCAGCCTTCTCGTAATCCAAGTCTTCTTGTGTTGGCACTGGCAAGATTGGGCGCGGCTCATAAAAGTCCAGGTCATCACCATCTTCTCGGCCAGTAATAGTTTTTAGGAAGCTATCAAAGTTATCCTGATAGTCTACGTCATTGCGTGGGTCTTCGTCTCTGTAATCCATGTTGCTCTCCTGTGATTGAAGTGTTAATTTACATCAGGCAAATTATTATGTCAACACCTATTGCAAATTAATTTACCGATTGCTATTATGTCACCTCACTTAACAAAGGAACAAAGCATGAACATTATTAAAGCGTTATCTTTCTATATGGAACAGAACGGCTGGACTAAAGCAGAGCTTAACCGCCAGTCTGGCGTGAACCTAGCAACCATTAGTCTAGTAATGAACGGTCATCGAGGCGCATCATTAACTACTATGAAGATGTGGTCAGACAGCTTTGGCATTCCACTCAGTGAGTTTATTAAAGCGGGAGAATAGTATGGAGAAGAAGGGCTACTACGCAATGATACCTGCCAGTGTTAGGTATGATAAAAGGCTAAACGCTAATGCTAAGTTGCTCTATGGTGAGATCACTGCTCTATGTAATGAGAAGGGATACTGCTGGGCATCCAATAGATACTTCGCTGAGTTGTATGAAGTATCTGTTCAGTCCATCAGCAAGTGGATAAAGAATCTCAGTGAGTGTGGGTATATCAATATGCAGTTGGAGTATGTTGCTGGCACTAAGCAGGTCAAGCACCGCTACATCCAGATGGCTGATACCCCTACCCTAGAAAAGTTTAATACCCCCCCTCTAAAAGTAGAGGAGGGTACCCTAGAAAAGTTTCAACCCTCCCCTACAAAAGTTGATGACCCTACCATAGAAAAGTTTAAGGATAATAATACAATTAATAATACAGATAATAATACAATGAATAAGGGGGTTATCACCCCAGAAAAAAAGGTAAAGAGGTCGTTTGTTAAACCAACTCTTACTGAAGTCATTGATTACTGTAATGCCAGTCAGGCTAACATAGACCCACAGGGGTTCCTTGATTTCTATGATAGTAAGAACTGGATGATTGGCAAGAATAAGATGAAGGACTGGAAGGCGGCAGTAAGGACTTGGAAGCGGAAGGAAGCTGAGAAGAATAGAGAACGCCATGAAATGATTAAGGCTAAGCAAGCCAAGCAGAACGAGCAGCTTAGAAACAGAACCATTGAACACCAGCTAACTGATACAAGCTGGGCAGACTAAATAACAGGAGAGAACCATGAGAGCAAGAAAATACGAGATGAAAGAAACCCCAATGGGCGCAGGCCGTGACCATCCCAACACAAAGTTTATCAAGTGGATTGGTGATCGCACTGATCTGGGTCTGGTTAAAGGCGAGTCATACACCCTGCATGAACTGGGAGCAGCAGTAGGCATTGTTGCCAGTAGCATGAGAGGCCGTATCAGGGGAGCACATGAAGTAAGTGACTGCCATATGTGGGCAAACGGTGAGCGCAAACCCAAGGAAGAGTGGGGTGTGACTACCATTGTTAGATGCGAGAGCAAGGCAGATAAAATCTCACAGAAATATTTGAGGATGAAGCTATGAGTCTTAATTACAATAAAGACCTGAGCAAGAAAGAAATACAGGCAGCTTGGGACTACGCATTGCTAAGTGGCGCAAAGCATGGGGTCAAAATGTACCGTGTATTCTATGACTTTATGAGTGCTATTGGTAGTAACGCAAATGACCTGTATGGCCTGAACTACAAGAAATATTATGAGCCAGAGTTTCAAGATTTTTTTGATGGCCTTGAGCTTAATAGGTGTCGAGATAGGCAACGTGATGGCAGTTTAAGCTGTAAGTTTAAGATGAATGATGCTCTATCTTTCGTTGGCGCAAGATGTTTGCCATTGCAGCTGGCATTGCTGGATAAGCGTGTTGATCTTGATGATATAGTTGCCAACGTCAGACATTACAAGTGGGTAAGAAAGAACCACACTGGCAAAAAGACAAAGAAACGCACTAACGATTCATACCGATACGTTAATCTCAAGAGCCTAACTTTTAAAAACCAATGGAGTACAGTGAAATGACCCAAGGTGATTACGTCAAGATAAGCTCGACAACTGAAGTTGATGCCAAGATGAAGCACCTAGAATCCAGGATTAGGGGGTGGAATTACCAGTCCCCCTTGACTGTGAGACTAGCACCCTTCACTGACCCCACTAGCCTAAGTCAGGATGCCCTGTTTAACATATGGTGCAGGGAGATTGCCGACCAGATGAAGAAGAAAGCACCTGATGCTGACGCTGAAGCATGGAAGTTGTGGCTCAAGCATAAATTCCTTGGTACATACGCTGTAAAAGTGGGTAGGGAGACGATAGAGGGTCAGGTCTATGCTACCCCCAAGGGTAAAGCTAAGATGGCTACATTCATGCACAGCGTGCTTGTATATGCAGATGATAAATTGCGTGTTAGACTCAGCGTACCTAGAAACTCAGAGTACGTTAAGGTCAGGGAAAATGAGCAAGCTAAAGAATCCAAACAGAAAGCCAAGGAAGAAGCCAACCATACAGCAGGAAGTGGAGAAGGCAGCAGTGCTACTCCAAAAGCTCGTTCGTCTAAAGGCGAGCAACAGCTTGGGCTTCTGTGAGTGTGTAACCTGTGGTGTTATTAAGCATTACAAGGAGGCTCAAGGAGGCCACTTTTATGGCCGCAAAGAAGTGCTGCGATTCAAGCTATGGGAAGAAAATATCCACCCCCAATGTGCCGCGTGCAACTGGAAGGGTATGAATACCACCAAGATTCGAGAGCGATACCGTATGTATATGGAAGATATGTATGGAGTCAGGCGAGTAAAGGCCATGAATAGATTGGCATTCAGAAAGCCGCCCAAGTTTAAGATGGATGAAGTGTTAGAGTTTAAAAAGTACCTGCGAGAGCAGATCAAAATTCAACTGAAGAGGTTAGGCGAATGATTCAGGAACAGACCCCATTTATTCAGATAGTGTTTGAAGAGATTGAAGAGTATGGACTATACGACCAGAAGCTAAGGCTATATAACTTTTTAGAGGCCGCCATGTACGGTCAGGCAGGCAAAGCCAGAAAGGAGATCGACGCTCTGTGGCTAGAGATTCAGGACTATAAGGAACAGTTAGCGATACCGCCAGATGAAGAAGATTTGATATTGCAACACCCGACAATGGCTGTATAATGAAACCCATCGCAGCGTTTTCTATTAGGTTTTCTCTGCGTATACATGGGATATGTATTTAGTATGTTTTGTCTAGTAGTGTAGTACCCTTTACCCCGCCTTGTTCTCCTGCTCGGCGGGGTTTTTTTTGGGTGCAATTCCTAGGCTATGCGACCAAGTGCTACACCATACCCCATAAAACGCACGTTAAGGGTGATTTCAGCGCGTTTAGGTGTACTGGCAGGGTCAACGTACAGGGTCAGTCGATAGGCACAAAAAAAGGGACTCAAAGCCCCCATTTCCTGGAATTGCACTGGCAGTGTCTACCCCCATTGGTCTGCCATTGCCTCAGCTATGCCCTTGTAGGTGGTGCTTCTAATCTTCCATCGGTCTGCACTGGGTGGCAGGTAGTGGATTCTCTGCGCTTCCGCTTTTGGCAGGGTGTCGTAAATATGTTTGACGTTATCGGTATCGGTCAGGGGTGGCAGGTTATGTAGCCATAGGCCGGTCTTTTTGCTTTCAGGGTGGCCGAACTGGTAGGGCTGAACGTACTGTGTGGGCTTCACTGGTAGTACGCCGACCGGATTCTCGAACGCCACGCGTGGTGCGTATTGTTTGGCGTGGTCGTATAGGCTCAGCGTCCACTCAATAGAAGCTATGCGCTCCCCATGTTTGGGTTTCCCTACCCCATAATGCCGGTTCCCTGATACAGCCAGTGCAGTGCAGGGTGGGTGCATAATAATCAAATCCCAACCCTGAGCAATGATAGGCCAACAGTCGCCCTGAAAATGGTATTGGCTACCATCATCAGCCGGTAGCAGGTCACAGCTCCAAGCATCATGCCCACGCTTTCGGAATGCTTCACGCACAGCCCCAGAATATTCACACGCAATTAAAACTCTCATTTTTTCACCTCAATTTTTGCACTGGCAGGGTCTATATCCGCCAGATTATGTAAACCAATACCCCAAAAAGTATGTAGCCACCGATACCACCCAACACGATTGGCGCTACCCCATAAATAAAATCAATTAGCTTTCGCATTGTTCGCCCTCCAGCTCTGAGAATGGAACCTTAACATCGTCTAGATAAGACATCACTAGGCCGTAATAGCTGTTAAAATCGCGCTGACAGCTCTCACTATAGGACATATTGCCCTCATTATCAGTAACCCACTGAACGTCCATACCGGATTCAAACATAAATGCTTCAGCAAGATCACAAGCCAATTCTACTTTTGTTTGATACATTTTATTTGCCCTCATTTTGGCGGTACAGATTAGATAGGGTGGATTCGATTAGATTCATAGCGTCACCTATTTCCTTATGCTCTGCGGCCCATTCTTCAGACTGCCAAAATTCCTCACGCGCTTGATCGACAGTGCCCCAAATTAGGTTTAACGCTTTTTCAAGTTCAAGGTTCATTGTTTTATTTTGCATTGTCTAAGCTCCCTTTGTGTTCGCTTTCAATTTTGTTTTTACAGCAATCGCATATAACGCGATCGCCTATAAAATTAATATTAGAACAATACGGGCCATCGTGTATCGCTTTCCCGCAGCGATCGCAGTCAGTGTAATGATCCATGGCTTATAGTCCTATTGATAAAAAAGTGAATGCTACCGCGTAGAATAGGCAGGCACCAACAAAGGCCCCCGCTATGGTTACAGTCCAGCCAATCACGCCTGCAACAATATCATTGCGACGATCACGTCGACGGTCTGCTAGGATTTGGTTTCTTAGTGCTGAGTTCATTTTGCCACCTCCTCAAATATTGTTTTCATTCGTTCTAGGCCTTCAGATAGCGGGGCTTTAAAACTGATCTCATTGCTTGGTTCTTCGCTCCAATCTTGAAACCCAAAAAGGCAAATCTGGTCTTCATGTGTGGGCAGTTCATTAAGCCAATCTTCATCAGCATCAACCCATGGATTAATCAACCAGTATTTCTGAGAGTGCGGTGTTTCTTCAATGAATTGAGCCAAATGGATATGACCGCCACCACTACCGAAAACCTCTAAACCGTATTTTTCAATTAATTTTTGCATTTTGTGTACTCCGTTGTTGTTGTAGTAAGTATTAATAAACCCCCACAAAGTAGGGGCTTAAAACTAATTACTTGCATTCCCAAAGTTCGCGGCAAGCATCTTCAATACCCATTGAATCGAATCCATATCTTTCAGAATGCTGATCACCCCACCAATTGCCATCGACAGTGCAACGCATTGTATCAATCCAGATATTAGGGCCACCAAAGGCAACCAATATTCGCGCACCTAAAAACTCACCTTCACCATTAACGATGTATTGAATATCTAAGCAGTCCTGCAAGTAATCGAAACCGCTGATCTGATCTGTTGGCTCACTGTCAAATTCTTCGTGATCCATACCGCACTGCTCAAAAGTCATTCCACCTTCAAGATTGGTTGCAATGGATTCAACGTGGCTGATCAGTCTTTGTTTGTCTTCGCATATAGTAGTCATAGTATTTACCTTTTTTTGTAGTGGTTTAAATAAGTTTAATAAGTACCACTCCGAAAAGTGGCACTGATAAAGCTACTTAAATTTTGTCCGCTGTCAAAACCGCATCTCTAAAATGGGGCTTTTCGAGATTCTCTTTTGCCAATCCATAGCTAGGCAAAACAATTCCAAATTCTTCGGCTAGTTCAATCATGTTTCTATATTCGCATGCCATCCAGTAGGCGGCATTTTCAGCATCATCTCTAGCCATAATGTTATTAACTCTAGTGCTTGTAATAAGGCTCGCAATTTGTTGGGCTGTTTCGGGGTTTAATTTAGTCATAATGTTTAACCTTTGTTTTAGTAAGTGATAGCTGAACAATATAGATAAAGTTTACCGAATGCAAATAATGTTTTGTTTTTTTAGTCTTTTAAAGTCTCCCCTCTTTATATAGATTGCACTAATTGATCATTTTTTGTACAATCGGGGTATCTGATAAAGGTATAAGAATCAATCGGGTATAAATAGAGTGATTGGTGAAATGGGTTTTGTCACTATATAGAGCTGAGAATCTGGAGCCACTACTATAGATTGCAAACGGCAATGCATAGGCAGCCAATACTGTATAGGCAGTCAGTACTGTATGGATATCCAGCCAGGTGATGCGCATGTAATAATAAGGTGGGTGCAGACAAGGGGTACCCCCCCTCCGAAGGCCGTCGATGCTATGTATGTATATGTCTCTCGCAAAAAAAAATTACTGAGAAATAAGATGATTAAAATAGTAACAGATGAAGAAGTACATGAGATGGATATTGAGTTAATTGAACTCTTTGCAGTGTATCTATTCGATAAAGATGTAGTTGGTATGACTGATTTAATCTATGTTGTAGAAGATAGAATGGCTGTTAGTGGAGAAAATGACTACCTTGAAACTCAAAAATAAAACAACATTTACTTATGCAAAGGTAATATATGTCTAGGTTAGGGATACCCAACAAGAATAAGAAGTTCTTACTGGCTCGCTTACAGGATATGTACGGTGAGTCATTCCACCCTATCTTGAAGATGGCAGAAGCTGCTAGTAAGCTGGACTACATTGCTGAGGAAGAAGGTGATGTCACTGCCCTCAATGCTGCTGTAAACGCATGGAGTAAGGTTGCTGAGTACACTGAGCCAAAGCTAAAAGCCGTAGAGATACGAGCTGACGAGGGCGCTGTAGTGGCTATCCAACGTAAACGCTTTGATGGTACTGCTATTGAGGCAGAAGTAGAAGAAGTAGACCCTGTGGTAGAGGCAATCGTCAATGCCGCTGTAGATGATGATGAAGATGGAGATGAAGAGTAATGGCTAAAGGCAAGAGCATGGTTCACAAGCTGGACAAAGAGACACGCAAAGAGCACTTCCGTAACTGGGATGCTAACAGCAACGGTGGTAAGGGTGACGGTAATCGCACATCAACCCCTGAGACACGCGAGAAGTTCAAAAGTGGCTATGATGCAATCGACTGGAGCAAGAAATAGTGCCGACAATAGAATACTGCATGGGGCCGCAAGGACAAGTCCTACAAGATTACGCTGACTGCCGCTCTCAGAACTCCTTTATTATGGGGCCACTGGGTTCAGGCAAGACTGTCCAAACCATCCTCAAGCTATTCGACTTGATGACCGAACAAAAGCCAGTAATGACTCCTGGACATAAGAACTATGGTGTCCGACTGTCCCGCATCATTGCCTGCCGAAACACCTATTCCGAACTGTTCTCCACCACCATTAAGGATTGGCTGGAGATACACGAAGACCTTGGCCCATTCCGTCAGGGTAACAAAGAACCACCTACCCATTACATTAACTTCCGATTAGAAGATGGCACCTCAGTTAAATGCGAGGTCATATTCATCGCTTTTGACCGCCCTGAGCACGTTAAGAAGGCTAGGGGTATCCAGTGTACATGGGTGTGGCTAAACGAGACGAAAGAGCATTCTAAGGCCGTTCTCGATATGCTTGACCTACGTCATGGTCGCTATCCTTCCCCCAAGGAGGGAATCAAACCTACGCATCACGGTGTGCTGGGTGACAGTAACGCTCCTGATGAAGACCACTGGTACTACAAGTTGGCCGAGATTGAGCGTCCTGAAGGCTGGGCATTCCATAGACAACCAGGCGGTGTGTATAAGGATGGGGAAACTTGGAAGGTAAACGACAAGGCCGAGAACCTGCCTAACCTCCCTGCTAACTATTACAAACGCGGACTATCAGGTAAAACACATGATTGGATTAAAGTTAATCTTGCTAATGAGTACGGCTTTGTGTCGAACGGCAAACCTGTTCACCCAATGTATACGGATAGTGTTCACGCATCGCATATGGACTTCACACCGTGCAAGGACACTCCTATCATTCTGGGTTTTGACTTTGGTCGTACACCTGCTTGTGCCTTTCTTCAGCGTACTGCTATCGGGCGTTGGGTCTGTTTTGACGAAATGGTGCTTACTGATTCCGGTGCCGTAGACTTTGCGCCTACCCTAAAACGCTATATTGAAGAGACTTATCCTGGCTGCAACTTCAAGGGGTGGGGTGATCCCTCTGGCTCCAATAAGAATCAGTCCAACAGTGAGACTCCTTTCCAGATCATGCGAGCTGCTGGCATACCCTGCAACCCAACAGAGTCTAACGATCCCCTAAAACGCAGAGCCGCTTTAGAAGTACCCATGAAAGAAATGTGCATGGATGGTAAGCCTCGCTTCATTGTTTTGCCCAAAGCCTCTATGATTCGTAAGGGTCTACAGGGTGGCTTCTGTTATCGTCGTGTGCAGACATCAGGTGAACGCTACAGTGATCAGCCAGACAAGAATGAATACTCTCACCCAGTGGAGGCACTTGAGTATGCCTTACAAGGTGAAGGTGAAGGTCGCTCTGCTCTCCGTCGAGATCAGGGTTTCGCAAAACCACACACAGCAAAGGTGAACTTTAGTGTCTTCTAATCTGGATAATGCCTATATAATCTTTAAGGGCAACACAGGCCGCTGGTACTCTAGGTTTCTGCATAATGACTTTCAGCACTGTCTTGTTGTTGAGCCTTCCAATGGTCAGTATGTTGTGTACGAAAAGGTAACAGAGCAGGTTAGGGTGTATAATGTCAACCATATAAATGATATAATTGGGCCAACAGATATAACCGTGAGTTATGTAAAAAAGGACAACAAGAAAAGGTTATTCATGCTCAACACTTGTGTTGGTCATGTTAAGCAGTTCTTGGGTATTAACCATCCTTTTGTATGGACTCCCTATCAACTATACAAATATATGCAGAGGTAAGGCATGGGCAGCGGCAAAGCACCAAAACCAACAGCAGAACAGAAAGCAATGGAAAGACGGCAACGTGAAGCACTTGACGAGGAAAGAGCCTCAAGTGAGCGTAGACTAAAAGCTATTGCACAGAAAAAGATAGGCAAGCAATCTCTACTTGGTAAGCCTATGGAGCAAGCTGAAGCTCCAGAAGGCCCAATGGTTACTGAAGGCTTTAAACAATCTGGAGGTAGAGTTGTAAAAATACCTAAAAGACGTGGTTTATTTGGAAGGCTTCTTGGCGGAGCTTTGGGTGCTTCAGCTGCGGGTCAAGGAGTAAAGGCTGGTTCTTTGATAGGGAAAGGCGCAGAAAAAGCAGTTAAAAAGGTTACAAGATAATGGAATTACCTAAAGAGCTTGGTTCACTGACGGACTTAAAACGACGAGAAAATGACGCATTTAAGCGTGCCTCCATGTGGCACAGTACGTTAGACGATGCCTACGAATACTTTCTGCCCAACCGCAATCTCTTTGATGACTACGCTCCTGGCCAGCAGAAGATGGATCGTATCTTTGACTCTACTGCACTTGAGGCTATCCAGCAGGGCGCAAGCAAGCTACAAGAAAACATTGCTCCTATCTGGTCACGCTGGGCTACCTTTGAGCCATCTGATCTAGTTGTTAAGCAGCTAGAGGAAGGTAACTTTGATGTTAGCCTAGAAGACATACAGACTAACTTGCAGAAGCAAGCTGAGATTATCTTTGATTACATTAACCGATCTAACTTTGCTACCCAGTTCTATGAACACGCCCTTGATCTCCTTATTGGTACAGGCACACTTCGTATTGATGAAGATGAAAGCGACGAGATGCCCCTCATCTTTAACGCCATTCCGCAGAAGGGAATAGCATTTGAAGAAGGCCCACAGGGTAATATCGAAACGCACTGGCGACGATTTAAGGTAAAGGCTCGTAACCTAGAGCGTTACTGGAAAGGCTTTGAACCATCAGAGAAGATGAAGCAGGTCATCAAGGATAAGCCAGACACTGATGTCGATGTGCGCGAGGGTGTTGTCTATATGCCCAAGAGTAAGACCTACTATGGTTGCGTATGGGTAGCCACTGAAGATCGCATTAGCTGGATGCAAGACTTTGGCGATTCTAGCCCTTGGGTGACAGGTCGTTATAGTAAGGTAGCTGGTGAGATCAGAGGTCGTGGCCCAGCACTACAGGCACTTCCTGATGTACGCTCACTGAACAAGGCCAAGGAGTTTGTACTCCAGAAAGCCGCTATCGACCTAGCAGGTATGTACACAGCAACCGATGACGGTGTAACTAACCCCTACAATTTGAATATAAGCCCAGGCATTGTTATTCCAGTTGGTTCTAACAACAGCAGCAACCCATCCATTCAGCGTTTAGATACAGGATCGAACTTACAACTTGCCCAGTTCCAGATCAATGAAATGCAAATGTCGATCAAGAAGGCCTTATTCAACGATCTTCGTGATCCTACTGGTGCTGTGCGATCCGCCACTGAGGTTGCCATCGAGTCGCGTGAATTGGCAAAACGCATCGGCTCTGCCTTCGGCAGATTACAGACCGAAGTATTGATTCCCATCATTAAGCGAGTTGCATCTATACTTACTCGCCGTGGTATCATTACTCCTGTTGAGTTAGATGGTCGTCAGGTCGCTATTAAGTTTATGTCACCATTGGCAAGAGCTCAGGACGGTGAAGACATTCTCAACGTACAACAAGCTGTACAGTTCGTGCTTCAGACTGCTGGCCCAGATCAAGCCAAGATTGGATTTAAGCTAGAAGACTTTGGAACGTGGGTTGCCGATAAGACTGGTATGCCTGCCGAGCTAGTTAGAAGTGCTAGTGAAAAACAGCAGATTATTCAGGCTGGCGCTCAAGCTGCACAGCAGGGCATGAATGTTGAGGCTGCTCCACCGCAACAAGGACAAACTGCTCTATGAGTTGGGATACAATTAATCAAGCGACCACTAATGCAGAAGATGCAAAGGTGGTCAATGCAGAGAAAAGACAGGCCGCTGCTGAATTGGCTCAAGCGTACAATAAGTGCTTCTCAGGTGACATCGGGAAGCGCGTACTTGAGGACATGACGCGGAGGTTTATCTTCAATAACGACACCCCCTTTGGTGCTTCTAATGTTGATTACGAGGCTGCTTACCATAACGGTGAGTCGGGAGTTGTTAAATTTATTATCAACCAAATGCAACAAGCTGAAATATTGTAAGGAATAATTATGAGTGAAGAACAGGCCGCACCAGAAGAAACAACAAGCGAAACCCTGTTGGATGCAAGCTCCCCAGAACTAAGTGAAGGTGAGTATTTTTTATCCGATGGTATCAAGGGTACAGGTGAGACACCCGAATGGTACAAAGGCGACAAGTATAAGTCTGTCGCTGAACAAGCCAAAGCCTATACTGAACTAGAGAAGAAGTTCGGTGGTTTTACTGGCGCACCAAAAGATGGCTATGCTGGCCCAGAAGGAATTGAGTCTGACGATGCCCTACTGCAAGAGCTAACTGAGTTTGCTAACAAGACAGGTATGAGCCAAGAAGCCTTTGGTGATGCGTGGGAATTGTTGTCAGCACAGGGTGAAGCAGTAGAACAAGTTACCCAAGAGCAAGAAATTGCACGACTAGGTGACAATGCTGGAGAGCGTATCAAGAATGTTGAGGGCTATCTAAAGAACAACTTAGATGCTGCTGACTACGATGTGGTTCGTGATCTGGTAACTGATGCCAAGTCTATTGAGTTGGTAGAGTATTTGGTTCGTGCTACTGCACCTACTAAGCTACCTATTG